CAAGGGAGATTTGAATAGGTGGGACAACCTTAACGGTGTTTCAGAGAGAATAGCATCTGCCGAGTACGGTGCGTGGATATGTATCAACCCCCTTTCGGGAGGCATTAAGGACGAGCATGTCACTGCTTACCGACATTGCTTGGTTGAGTTTGATGAGGGTGATCTGTCGGATCAATATAAGAGAATCATTTCTACCAATCTGCCAATCACGGCAATCATCTATTCCGGTGGCAAGAGTGTCCATGCATGGGTGAGGGTGGATGCCAGGGACCGGAAGCAATACGATGAGAGAGTTGCCAAGGTCTACGAGGAGTTCCCTGGGTTGGATGTCAGCAATAAGAATCCCGGTAGGTTGAGCAGGTTGCCCGGTGTCCTGCGGGACGGTAAACGGCAGAGACTACTCAAACTCAATCACGGTGCGGACTCATGGGAGTCCTACCAGGAGACACTTCAGTGTAAATCTATCGGTCAAGCAATGTCCTTTGATCAATTGCTAACCTTCAACTCTGGTTTGGACGCGAACAATGTGTTGGGGGATCGTTGGTTGTGCCGGGGGCATTTCGGCATGATTGTGGGTGCCAGTGGGCTGGGTAAGAGTAGTCTTATTATGCAAGCGAGCATCCTATGGAGTTTAGGCAAGGAAGCGTTTGGGATCATGCCGGCAAGACCGTTGAAGATTGTTCTGGTGCAAGCTGAAAACGACATGGGCGACCTCTCAGAGGAGGTGCAGGGTATTGTTAAAAAATTAGGATTAAGCGCGAGTGAGATCAAACGAGTTAATCGGAATTGCCGGTTCATTACTGATGCAAGCAACGTAGGGCAAAAGTTCATAGACATGGCGAACGGTGTGCTTGAGGTCTATGAACCCGATGTCTTCATAATGGATCCCCTGCTCCACTATATCGGCACCGATATGCGTTCCCAGCAAGCGGTCAGCGAGTTTGTGCGGCACGGTATTGGGAGTCTTGCAAAGCATTACGGGACAACTTTCATTGCAATGCATCACACCGGGAAACCTCCAAGTGACAACAACTCAAGATCAAATTGGTCTGATCGTGACTTGAGTTACCTGGCAACCGGATCAAGCGACCTGGTCAACTTCTCTCGTGCGGTCGCCGTGTTGCGCGAACAGTACGGAGTCTTTGAATTGATCTTCACCAAGCGAGGTGAACGAGTTAAGGAAAAGCAGATATACCTCAAGCATGCGAATGATTGCATCTTCTGGGAACCCACAAAGATCTATGCATAAATTCACACCAAAAATGGCACTAGAGGTAGTCGCAGAATATTATGATATTCCCAAGGATTGGGTTACAAGACGGTGCCGCAAACCTGAGTACACGGTGCCGCGCCACATGGGTATGTCAATCTGCTATGAAAATATGATACCTCCTGGAGAAATTTCCAAGGTGTTCAACACTGAACGGACAATGCCTGGATATGCATGGGGTAAGGTAGAAGACAGGTGCCGCACCGATGAAGGAACAAGGAAAGACCGAGATAAGATTAGAGAACTATTAACGGATGGAAGAAAAAAAGTTATTCAAACAAACACCTCATCCGTATTATCCGATACTTGAAGATGAGGTAATCAAGGTACTTGTAGATAAGCATGGTGAGGACCATGTGGTTGACCTAATTAAGAAGAGGGAGAAGTCGATCATGCTCAGTCTGGTTGACCCTCTTAATGCGGGGTTTGAACTGGACCCCTGGAAGGACGCAAGGGAACTTTACAAGGAGTGCGATGAGCTTTTGATCCTGGGGGGCAACCGGGCCGGCAAGACCGAGTTCGCGGCGAAGCTTGTTGTAGAGACACTCATCAACAAACCCAAGTCGGTGGTCTGGTGCCTTCACTCTTCCCTGCCCTCCTCAGTCGAGATCCAGCAACCAATCATCCGAAAGTACCTCCCACCGTCCTGGAGGGATGTCGGCAAGAAAGGTTCCACAACAAACATCTCTTGGACTGACAAGAATGGGTTCTCAGATCAAGTGTTCGTTACCCCTAGCGGCAGTCGGTGCCGTTTCCTTAATTACACCCAGAACATCTCGGTGCTTGAGGGGGGAGAGTGCGACCTAATTTGGGCAGACGAGTTAATCCCGCTTGAGTTCCTTCAGACATTACGGTTTCGGGTGACCACACGTTACGGAAAGATCGTGCTCACCTTCACCCCGATTCGGGGGTACTCCCCGGTGGTCAAGGAGTTCATATCAGGTGCCCGGGTGATTAAGAGTCTCCCTGCCCCACTCCTTGAGCAGGATGCGATTCACGTTCCAGGATGTCCTCCCGGAGAGATGCCCTACATGATGCAACCATTCCGTAAGAATGCCCGGGTGATCTCTTTCCACGGCAGCATGAATCCGTTTGGAGGGTTTGGGCAAGTTGTAAAGATGCTTGAAAATAAGCCCACCACCGACATTAAGATCCGAGCATACGGGTGGGCAGACAAGATGGATGGGGGTGTTTTTAACCGGTTCGATGACAAGGTGCATGTGGTCAAACCGGACAAGATCCCCAAGGAAGGAACCCGATTTTTGACCTGCGATCCTGCCGGCAATAAGAACTGGTTCCTTAAATGGCACCTAATCGATGACATGGGGAGGGTGTTCCTCTACCGGGAGTGGCCCGATTTCAAGACATATGGGGAATGGACCCTTCCAGGGAACAAACCAGACGGGATTGCTGGACCTGCCCAGACCAGTGGGATGGGAAAAAGTATACTGGCATACAAAAAACTCATTCTGGAAGCGGAGGGTTGGGTGTACGATGACGAGATTGGGGTTTGGTTAGGTACTAAATCCGAGAAGATCTATGAAAGATTGATTGATCCGAGATTCGGTAAGGCGAATGTTCCTAGCATTGAGGAGGGTACAAATATTATCACCCTCATGGAGGAGGAGCAGCAGAACAAGGAGGGGCACAAGGTGGGTCCATCCATGATCTTTATCCCGGCACCCGGGACGAACATCGAAGAGGGCATTCAGTTGATCAATGATTATCTCGATTACAATAATGAAGCGGAAGTGAATGCAATGAACTGTCCCCGCTATTATATTAGCGAGGATTGTCAGCAAACAATCTATGCTCTGATGGAGTACACCGGAAGAGATGGTTTGCGCGGAGCAATGAAGGATGTGGTTGATTGTGATCGGTATCTTTTCAAGCGTGGACCAATGCCAATGAATGATATCATAATGACGGCAACTGGCGGCGATCAGCATGGAGTTTAATGACCTACCATTGACATTGACTGCCGGTGAGGCAAAGCAGGTTACCGGTTTGAATTATAATCGGTTGCTTGAGTTGGAGGAGACAGGGGTCTTGGTGAATGCTCCCGTGAATAAGCGGCAGCGAAGATATACCAGGGAATCTATCAGAAACCTGCTCAAGTTAGGTCCAGAAGGGACAAAAGTGAGGGTGAGATAATGGCAGCAAAGAAAGTAAATATTAATGAACTAGCAAAAGAGTTGAACCAAGCGGCAATTCGCACAAACGATTACATGAATCGTAGCGAGTTGAACTCTGATGCAAGATACAATCGGTGGGCTGGACAGTCTGCGGATGGCAGGAAATGGAAAGGGAATGTTGGATACACCCCTGTTCCGTTTGATGGATGTAGCGATAGCAAGGTGCCCCTTGTGGACTCCTACATAAACGAGGATGTTGATCTGTTAATGACATCCCTGCGGAACATGCAACTGAATGCGGCACCGCTGGAGAGCAACGATGCCGAGCAAGCGAGTTTAACGACCAACCTTCTCCGCTACGCAAGTAACAATGCTATTGACGAGTTTTACGCTGAAGCTGAGTTGTGTGCGAACACGATGCTGGAGAACGGACTTTCGGTCATGGGAGTTTTCTGGGAGCGAGAGCAGACCTTAACCTATGAGGACATTGACTTGGAGCAGATTGGGATGGTCGCCCATGAGCAACCCCTATTCGCGGATGCGGTTCAAACCATTCTGGATCCTGCGCGGGAAGATGAAGCGATTGAACTGGGGCGGCAACTCC